AGCAGATCTTTAACCACGATCGTCAAACCGCGCTACACCACATCCAATCACATCCTGAAGTTCAAGAGTTTGTTCAACTGCTCAAAGAACAGCTTGAGGATGACCATTATCAAGATTGGGTCAAACGTAAGAACAACGGAGTCAAAGTCAGACCCTATGTTCCCAAGAAGTTTGACGTAGAAATCAACCCAAACTCACCTCTTCAAATGCAAGGACTCCTCTATGAGCACTTAGAACTTCCCGTCATTGAACGCACCAAAACTCAACAGCCTGGGACTGGATCTGAAATCCTGGAAAAGCTCAAAGCTTACACAGAGGATACAGCTGTTCGTGATCTCTTGAATCGCTTCCTAGAGTTCAAAGCAGTAGATAAAATTTGTTCTACTTTTGTTCCGGCCATGCTAGAGGCCGTGCCATCATCAGACGGCCGGCACTATCTGTTCGGAAATTTCAACCTAGGTGGGACAGTCTCTGGTCGCTTAAGTTCATCAGGTCCAAATCTGCAGACCATTCCATCTACAGGCAGCACTGCAATGAAACGCAAGTATGCCAAGCTTATCAAAAACTGCTTTAAGGCTCCTGAAGGTTGTCTCATGGTGGGTCTAGACTTCAACTCACTTGAAGACATGATCTCAGCTTTAACAACCAAAGATCCAAACAAGCTCAAGGTCTACACAGATAAGTATGATGGTCACTGTCTCAGAGCTCAGTCTTACTTTGGTGATCAGATGCCTGATATTGATCCAACATCAGTAGACAGCATCAACTCTGTCCAAGAGAAGTACCCTACCCTACGACAGGATTCCAAAGGCCCAACCTTTGCTCTCACTTATCAAGGCACGTACATGACCTTGATTGCCAAGTTTGGATTCTCCAAAACTGTCGCTCTTCAGATCGAGAAACGATATCACGAGCTCTACCAAGCTTCTGATGAATGGGTCCAAGACAAGCTTCAAGGAGCCAGCAAGGATGGTTACATCACTTGCGCATTTGGCCTCAGAGTGCGGACTCCTCTTCTCAAGCAGGTTGTCTTAGGAAACAAAGCTACCCCTACTGAGGCGGCCGCTGAAGGCCGTACAGCAGGCAATGCACTAGGACAGTCCTGGTGCTTGCTTAACAGCCGTGCAGCCACTGAGTTCATGCGTAAGGTTAGAGCCAGTAAGTATCGTCTGTTGATCAAACCGATCGCACACATTCATGACGCTCAATACTACGTCATACCTGATGACATTGAGGTTCTCATGTTCTTGAACCAGCATCTCGTAGAGGCTGTTCAGTGGCAAGAGCATCCAAACATTGCACATGATAGTGTCAAGCTGGGTGGTAACACCTCGATATTCTATCCATCTTGGGCTAATGAGGTGAGCATACCAAATCACGCCACAGCAAACCAAATCAGAGAGATAGTCCAAACCAAGATTATTCCTCAACTTGAAAAGAAAGCAGCATAATGACTGACACAAAAACTTCCGCACCTACCAAAAAGACACAAGAAGAGCAGCAAATGTTCTTTTTTATGGCTACAGCTCTGGCCATCTACGGCACAGATGATGGACCCAAGCAACGCCATGTAAACGTGCTTCTTGAAAGCCCTCAGATCCATCTGGCAAAGAAAGACCTGCAGCACATGAACCGCTCTGTCATTGCTCGTATCAATGCAGAGAATGGTATCACACCAGACCAAATCAAAGACGTCGTGATTACAAACATCTCTCTGCTTGGTCACATGGCTCCGTCTGTCTTCCATGCTGAACCAACCATCGAAACCCCTGCTCCTAAGCAATAAGAGCAGGTGTGGAAGTAGGGTGTGATGGTTGCACTCAGCGCTCATAACGCTTGCAGACAAAGTTCGATTCTTTGTGCTTCCACCACAAAATACCTTGATGGATCATCCTGATCCTGTAAGCTTTGAAATCACATCACACCACATCACATCATTTAAACCCGGATCATATTCCGGGTTTTATGATCTTCAGGAGATCCACATGAGTAAGATGACTAATATTACAGGCATCAGCCTGCCCCTAGCTGTTTGGTTAGCTAACGATGACTATGACTTTGTCCCTGGGGATAAGTCTATCTCAGCCACAGCACTTCTTAAATCCACACGTCAAATTCTACTTGGTGAGCGTCTTACTTCAGAGGTTAGACAGACACCTGACGTAGCAGACCGTATCGCATCCAGCTTTGGTACAGCCATTCACGACAGCATTGAACGTGTGTGGTCTGACCCTAAAAAGATTGTACGTGCTCTTGAGAAGCTCAACCTGCCCAAGCAAGTCACAGAAAACATCCGTATCAATCCAGGCGATCTTGAAGAGGGTGAAATCCCTATCTGGCTAGAGCAACGTGGATCCAGAGAGATCATGGGTTACACCATCTCAGGCAAATTCGACATGGTTGTAGATGGAGACCTTCATGACTTCAAAACCACGTCTGTGTACTCTTACCTGAGCGGTAACAAAGATGAAGATTACTCTTTGCAAGGCTCAATCTATCGTTGGATCCATCACGACAAAATCACCAGCGATACCATCAAAATTGAGTTTATGTTCACTGACTGGCAAGGCGCACAAGCTAAGCAGAACAGTGACTATCCTCAGCAAAAGCTTCACCAACATTCTGTCCCACTGCTGTCTCTCAAGGAGACTGAAAAGTGGATCATCAAAAAGCTTCGGCACCTAGAGCAGTATGCTTCGGTAGATGAAAAGCTCATCCCAGAATGCACTGACGTAGAGCTATGGCGCTCTTCCCCTGTGTATAAATACTACGCAGACCCAGCCAAAGCATCCCTACCAAACTCACGCTCAACCAAGAACTTTGACAACCTTATGGAAGCAAACGCGTTTCGCGCATCCAAAGGTAAAGGCATTGTCGTGACTGTCCCAGGACAAGTTAAGGCATGTGCCTACTGTCAATCTGCACCCATCTGCACACAAAAGGACCAGTATAACTATGCTTGATATTTCAGGTTATAAACATCATCCCGCCTTGCAGGAAATCTCACAGATTGTCGCTACAGAAACCTTGAACGGTGACCTCCCTTTCTTTCGTACCATCACAGCATACTACTTTTGTACTGTTGCATCACACATGCACACAACCGTTCGAACCATGAACGATGATGAGTGGCCTACCAATGCATATGCATTGTGCTTGGCTCCATCTGGTACAGACAAAGGCCGCACTGTGCATATCCTCGAGAACAAAATCCTCAGCGGATATCGTAAGCGTTTCCTTCAAGAGACCCAGCCAGGAATTGCTGAACTCTCTCTTCACAAAACAGGTATTCGACGTGCCGCTCGCAAAGGCACTTCAGAAGATGAAGAGATTGCCAAGCTCACAACTGATGCCAGCACCAAGGGCGCAATGCTGTTCTCATTTGACAGCGCTACATCTGCAGCCATCAAACAGGTCCGTGAGCTTATCACCATGACCCATGTTGGCTCTCTGACATTTCAGATTGATGAGATCGGCATGAACTTTACCAAGATTGCCGAAGAGCTTAAAATCTACCTCGAGCTCTACGACATGGGCTCACTCAAGCCAAAGCTCATCAAGCACTCCACTGAGAACAAGCGCATTTCAAACTATGATGGAATGTCTCCAGCCAACATGTTGGCCTTTGGTTCTGACGTGAAGCTGTTTGACGGTGGTAAGATCCAAGCAGAGTTCATCGACTTCCTCAACAGTGGGTACGCCAGACGCTACATGTACGCCACAGGGAACGCTAAGAACACAGGTACAGGCCTTACCCCCAAGGAACGTATAGCAAAGATCTCAGACCCCGCTCACAGAGCCAATATCGCTAAGTGGAATACCCACTTCACTCACCTTGCTGACATCTCAAAGCACAACTGGACGATCGGCATTCCTGACGACGTCAAAGAAGCCTTCATGACTTATGAAGACTGGTGCAAGGAACGCGGTAGCGAGTTCCCTGAATACAAAGAGACTTTCCGTCTTGAGATGATCAATCGTCACAGCAAAGTTCTCAAGCTCGCTGGAGCCTTTGCCTTTATTGATGAATGTATCGAAGTTCAGATGTTCCATCTGGAAGCAGCCATCAAGCTGATTGAAGAGTCTGGCCTTGCCTTCAACAACATCATGACCCGTGATGAAGGCTTTGCCAAACTGGCTCGGTTCTTGGCATCTGTACAGGAACCAGTGACCCATGTGGATATCATGAAGCACCTGCCATTCTACAAGAGCACTGCTTCTATGCGTCAGGAACTTATGAATCTGGCTACCACTTGGGGCTACAAGAACCACATCATCATCAAGAAGACCTACAGCGATAACATCGAATGGTTCCAAGGTGAGACCCTAGAAGAGACAGACATTGATGACATGCATTTTTCCATGTCTGATCACTTCGCTTACAACTATGAAGTCCCAGATGTGAAAGTCCCTTTCACAGAGCTTCACAAGATGACCCAACAGCCAGGGTTTCACTACTCTTCACATGCGTTCCGTGGGAACCATAGACACTCAGAAAATGTCATCCCAGGATTTAACATGCTGGTCTTTGATATTGATGGGACAACAAGCTTGCAGACCGTACATGATCTTCTCAAAGATTATACGTACATGACGTACACCACCAAACGTCACACACCTGCTGAACATCGCTTCAGGCTTTTGATGCCTACCAACTACAAGCTTGCTCTCGAACAAGAAGAGTTCCGTGAGTTCATGGCTAACATCCGTACTTGGCTGCCATTTGATACAGATCCAGCATCTGAGAAAATTGCCGGCAAGTGGACGACTTTCTCCAAAGGTACATACAATTACAACCAAGGTAGACTCTTTGACGTGCTGCCGTTTGTACCTAAGACATCACGTAATGACGATCTGCGTGACGAGAACAAGAAGCTCCATAACCTTGATAGTCTAGAGCGTTGGTTCGCTCAAAACATCTCACCAGGAAACCGCAATGACCTGTTCTTCCGGTTTGCAGCTGCTCTCCAATCAGAAGGGCTGCACTATCCTGAGATCGAAGGACGTGTCTTGGACTTCAACAAGAAGCTCAAAGATGGGCTGACCGAAGATGAGCTTCGGAAGACCGTGCTTGTGACCATTGCGAAGAAATTTCACAACCAGCCATAAAGCACCTTAACCGATTACACTTCACACCATAGTGTATCACTTCACACCAAAGGACATCACATGACTACCCAAAACGACCAACTCGTTCTCATTTGTGGAGAGAGTGCTACAGGCAAATCTGCTTCACTTGAGAACCTACCAGGAGGACAGAGGGTACTTTACCTCAACTGCGAAAGTGGCAAAAAACTACCCTTCAAAAACAGCTTCGACACCAAGATCATTGATGATCCATACCAAGTGTATGAGGCTTTTGACTATGCGAAATCCACAGATCTCTATGACACCATCGTTGTAGATACTCTGACGTTCTTGATGGACATGTTTGAAAGCACCTACATTATTGGTTCTGAAAACACGATGGCAGGCTGGCAAGCTTATCAGCAGTACTTCAAGAACTTGATGCAGCAACATGTCTCCACCTCAAAGCAGAGCGTCATCTTCACTGCGCACACACGCTCAGATCTGAATGAAAAGAAGATGGAGATGGAGACAGCAGTACCCGTAAAGGGTGCTCTAAAAAACAATGGTATCGAAGCTTACTTCTCTACCGTTGTAGCAACCAAGAAAATGTCGCTTAAAGACTTGGTTGATTACAAGAACGACATGCTCAACATCACAGAAGAAGATGAGATGTTGGGGTACAAACATGTCTTTCAGACACGACCCACAAAGCTGACAACAAATGAACGCATCCGTTCTCCTAAAGGACTCTTTAGCATTAAAGAGACCTACATGGATAACGATGCAGCACTGTTGCTTGACCACTTGCGTCAATATTACAGCTAATCACACCACACCAAACCAATCCAAATAGGAGAACCAAATGAACAAAGTGTTCGCAAAACTTGAGACAGCTGATGTAGAACAGGCAGCCGACGTTGTAGGAGGCGCAGTAACTGCTCTGCCAACAGACGTCTATTCTGGCACCATCAAGCTGGCATACGTAGGTACATCCCGTAGCTCAGATGCTCAGAGTGTTAATCTTCATATCGATATCAACGGTACAGAGATTCGTAACACTGTCTGGGTCGTCAGTGGCAAAGGCCTGATGTACTATGAGAAAGAGGGATCCAAGATCCCGCTTCCAGGTTTCTCACTGATCAATGACATCTGTATGCTTGCCACAGAGAAGTCTCTGACAGAGCAAGAGTCTGAAGAGAAAGTCGTAAAACTCTGGGACTATGAAGCAAAGAAAGAACTGCCCACATCTGTGCCTGTTCTGACTGGGCTGACAAATGTTCCAGTGAAGTTGGCCATTACTCGTCAGATTGTTGATAAAAACAAGAAAGACGAGCAGTCAGGTAAGTACGTTCCAACAGGCGAAACCCGTACTGAGAATGAACTTAACAAAGCATTCCATCCTGAGACCAACCGTACTGTAAATGAGTATCTTCATAACATCGAAGAGACAGAATTCTACACAGCTTGGCTGGAGCGTCACAAAGGCAAAGACCGTGATCGCTCCAAAGGTACCAAAGGTGGTTCTGGATCTTCAGGTGTAGGCAAGCCTGGAGCCAACACAAACTCAGCAGCCAAGAAGTTGTTCGGCTGATGATGTATATTGGAATCGACCCTGGTTTCACGGGGGCTGTAGCTTTCTACAGTCCCCAAGACTCATGGGTTGATATCCATGACATGCCTACGGTCACAAACCCCAAAGGTAAAACGATCGTAGATCTCTACGCCCTACATGCCTTGCTTGATATTTCTGCTATGGGAAAACCATTCACCGCCATACTAGAATATGTCGCTGCAAGGCCAGGGCAGGGGGCTCCAGCTACCTTTCGCTTCGGCCAAGGGTACGGAGCCCTAGAGATGGGACTTGCTGCTCACAAGATCCCTGTACGGTATGTCACACCTACCAAATGGAAAAAGCACTTTGGCCTAAACAAAGACAAAGGCGCATCTCGAGGACTGGCACAACAACGCTTCCCTCAGTTGGCTCACGTCTTTTCTCGGGTCAAAGATGACGGTCGTGCAGAAGCGGCTCTCATTGCTCTTTACGGACATGAGGCACTGAAATGAAATACTACCATCACATAGATCTAAGCTTCACCGTCGTATCTGATGATCCAGATCCTGAAAATATGAGCGAAACAGATATGCTCACACAAGCAGTAGAACAGCTTATTTCTGTCCTACAAAACGATGACTCTACCATAGCAGTTCGTCGGGAATTCTCCACACCAGACCCAAACAAACTAAATTGAAGGAAACCACACCAATGCAAATCACACTGAACCAAGATGAGATCCATGAAGCAGTAGAGAACTACGTTCGTGGACAGATCACCATTGCTACAAATCAAACCATCGACATTGATTTTACAGCAGGGCGAGGCAGCAATGGACTGTCTGCCACACTGGATATCCGCTCTTCTGGATCTTCCAAAAAGACGCGTATCGCAACTGCCACTACTACGGTAGCACCAGTGCCTGACGCTGAAGAAGCAACTGAGGTTGATGACACAGCTGAAGCTGAAGAGATCGAAGATGAAGATGAAGACAAATTGAGCCCGTTCAGTGATGAAGAGGCTCCCAAAGTGAACCGCTCATCCATCTTTGCTAACGCCAAATCCGCTTAATGCGTACGTTCATTGCAGTAGTTTATGCAGTGATACTTACGCTCTCAATTGTTAGTGCCTTTGCAGCTGCATGGGCTCTAGCAATCCAACTGTTCATCGTCTCCTGCCTGATCTTGTCAGGCCTGCTCTACTTTAAAGTAAGCCGAGTTCAAAAGGAACGTGAACCGTTGGATGTTACATGGGGAATGGGTGAACCTCCAAGGCACTCAGACCCATACCATGTAAGAGAAGGTTGGGACCGTGATACCTCACGTACCAAATAATGAAGAGAGCCTCAGTTGCTGCAAGAAAACCGAGGCTCTCTTCTACTTACTACTGCTCGATGGGAAATCTGAAGCGGTAAGATATATTATATGTAAATCATCGGATTCATCCAATCTACCCATACGATTGAAATTTCTAAGAAAGTTCGTCTTTCGCCCCCAGGTAGGAGATCCAGATGTAACATCACATTTCACATCAGCCAGATAGTTCACGGGCTATCTGGCATTTACACAAAAGGAAACTGACTGATGGCTGACCAGAAATTATTTGTTCAAGGAGCCAAAGTTCAAACGATGCTGCGGGACTTTGATAAATTACGCACTGCCATTCGTTCTCATGACAGCTTTGCCACCGAGGCTGCCTGGGAAAAGTGTGAGCGGTGGCTGGGTCTTAGTTTCTCAACTGGATCCGTTGGTCCCGTAACAGAATTCGAGATATCCGACTCCGGCCGGCTAGTTGCAGATCGCTGTCCTCAGTGCAGGGTCTTAACATCTTCATTTCCTGAACCGTGTCCAGAGTGCGCTACGTGGCTGCGTAATTTAGAGAAAAAGGAGACTGACTGATGACCTCTCCTAAATTTAAAGTAGGAGACAAAGTAGTAATACGTACGTCCACACCTGGGCACGATCGACACAATCCAAAAGACGTGTTTACCATACTACAAGTGTGGACTTTGCCAGACACATATCCTCCGTCTTACCTTCTGAAACACTCTCCTAGTGTCTGGCCAGAAAGTAGACTTACCCGCATCTAGACTTTAGTTCACAGCATTCGTCCAAGGGTTCATGCCAA